GTCGGGATCGTAGACGATGGAGACGGAGTCGAATGCCCCCTGGTGTATCTCGACATTCTCGCACTTGTGGGGAGTGCTCGTCTTGTCTATGTCGTATGACTTCAGGGTCACGAAGGAATACTTGATCCCGTCCTTGGTGGAAGTGAACCTAGTTCCCACCGGAATGGTGTTGTAGCCCACCACATTCTCGCTGAACGACAAGTTGACCACGGCACGGGCTGCGGTGTCGGATGTAGGGACATACCCCAGGTTCTTGGCAAGAGAGACTACCGATCTTCGCAGAACAGCCGAATCGATGAACGACTCTGCGGCAAGCATGTTCGCATACATTGCCATGTAGTGGGTGTTGTATGCCAGAACATCCAGAAGGATGTTCATTCCCGATCCCTCGAAGTCGTAGTCGGTGAACTCTGGGGTTCCGCTCAGATAGTTCCTGAGGTTGGTCTTGATTCCCTCGAAGTCTATGTCGGTGATGGGTGAAAGTGCCCGGTTAGGCATCAGATGTTCCTCTCTATGGCGATGGTGAGGGTGGATACCTCGCGGCTGTTCATGAGCATGAACGAGATGGTCACATCAAACAGGTTGTATTCCTCGTTGAAGATGACCCGCACATCGTTTACCTTTGCCCTTGGCTCGTACCTGTTCAGTATGTCCATGATGTTGGATCGGATAGCCATGGCAGTCAGCGGTGTCGCTGGCTCGAAAAGCATTCGACTAACCCTGGAGTCGATCTGCGGGTTGAACGGCTTGTCGTATCTGTTCATCAGTACAAGGTTCCTGACGGATCGCTTGACTGCCTCCGCATCCTTCTTCAACGAGACATCCTTCGTCACGGGATTAGCCGCGAAGTCCAGATCCAGGTCAACGAAGAGGTTCTTCCTAACAATGCTTTTCATCTGTAGTCTTCTGCCGTGCTCAACAAGAACGCTATCTGATCCCGCGCATCGTCGATTTCATCCTGAAACTTGGACTCGTCCAGATTGTCCAATCTACCCAAATCGCACCATTCGATCATTATGTATCCGTGAATCGCGAGGCTGTGCTTGCATTGCACGGGCAGGATAGAATACGCCAGCGTGTCGTGAACCTCGAGGAACCGCTTGCTGTTCGACTCATCGTCCTCAGACACCATCCTGATGCCAGAATCGTTCTCCTGTAGCAATTCTATGAGTTCCACGAACCTGCTTACAAGAGAGTCCTGCCTGAACTGCATGGTGGACGATGCCTTCTGGTCGCAGGACTGATGCGTGATGGACATCCTTCGCATGGAGGATCCATCGACATACTTTCCTCCGTTGTGGAACTGAGCAAGGGTTGCCCTGCAAGCGTTGGAGCGGATGCGCAACTCGGTGAGGACTTCCCAGATCCGCATGTTCACTTGGGTGAAAGCCTTCTCCGATTTCTTGGCTTTCTTACCTTTGATGAATCTAAGAACTTCCTTGAGACCGAAGTAGCCGCCAGCGATCATCGCGGCGACTCCTGCTCCTATCTTGAACCATAGATCGATGTCTTCCATGTCTTTGCCTTTCCTTTCTCGTCTGAAAGCATAATACTTAGGTTTTCAGCAAGATCTTGATAATGACAAAGGTCAGTCGTTCAGACTGGGAATGTAGTCCAAGAGGTTCACGGGAGCATTTTCCACCTTCACGCCGCTTTCGTTTGCTATGTCCTTGAGTGCCTTGCTGGCATCCTCGGTGGTTATGAGGTTCGTGACCAACTGCGCACCGAAGCACGGGTCGGAAAGAACGGAGGAGATGATGGTGTTGCCAAGGGCATACCTCTCCACGAATGCGAGAGCGGCATTGTAGGCATTGATGTCGCCGTTTATGAGGCTCTGCATGGTGCTTTCCAACTGAACTAGGTTGTCCGTAAGTTGGCGGATCTTGCCGACATCCTCAGCGAGGTCAGTGAGACCGCCAGCCGCAAGTTGAGCCTCGATGTTGGAGAGAACGCTGGAGATCTGGCTCATGTTCTGCCCGAAGTTCTCGAAGAATGGTCCCGTGATCTGCGGGTTTAGCGAGGAGAAGGCATTGGAGAAGTTGTCCTCGAGTTTCTGTCCAGGATCCTTCAGCAAGTCCTTGATGGAGTTGTAGGTGGACATGACACCTATGATTTGATCCAGCCTCGGGAGGACGCTGTTGGGGTCGCCAAGATCGACTCCGCTGAGTCTGTTGGTGTGCGCGATGAATGCCTGTAGTTCGGTGTTCGTTCGTCCCAGCACATCGGACAGGTCTCCCGCAGCGTCGGCAAGACCGCCGAAACCGCTGGACAGAGCCTGTATGCTTTCAAGTTGACCCAAGGACTTCCCGATGTCCCCCTGAAGGAGTTCCGCCACCTGCTGCACGGGATTGCGGAGAAGGTTCCCGTCCATGAACTCCTGTAGGAACTTCTTCGGTCCTGGCGGGATGAGTTGGGATATCAGGCTGCAATTCGATGCGTCGAAGATGCTGGGATATCCTGGCTGGTTCTGCGCCCATGTCATAGTCCTACCTCCACATTGCTGTTGCATGTCATCGCGTGTCCGCAAGAAGCGTGGTTCCCGTAGACGCACACCCCTATGTCGCCAGCCGTAACCGACTGCGATCCCGTGACCATTACGGGACCAGAATGCTCGTCCCTGCCGTGTCCTGCCACATTGCTTCCGATTATCACCACGGGAAGGTCGTTGACGGTCACAGACTGCGATCCAGTCACAACCCTTCCTCCCGCGATTGCGTTTCCCACTCCTCCTAGGGACGGCATCAGAATCTTCCTCCGTCCACTATGTCTATGTCGAATCCTGCCATCAGTTCAAACCCCGATCCTTCCACGAAAGGCGGAATGCCCTTCGTCTCGTCCACGCAGAGGTATGTGAACCCGTTGTCGGGGAAGTAGACCGCATCTCCAGGCTGATATGCCGTGTTCAGGTCGAAGGTTCCTTTCCAGTGTATTGAAGCCATGGGTGATTCTCAGAACGGGGATGGGTATTTGCCTGGAACGAACTTGGGGTCGCTCTGAGACGATCCTTGGCGGGAAAGGGAGTTTAGTTTGACCATCCTGCCCTCTCCCTCCAGGAACACATCGCTTCCGCCATGCGTCTTGATAGCCGTGCTGTCAGCCGAGTTGGTCACTATCTTTCCCTCTTCCGTTTCGATGACGCAGTTCCCCACGACCTTCGTGTACTTGTTTCCGCGTATCGTCTCCCTGTAGTCTCCCTGAACATCCATCTCGACATTCCCACACACGACTCCCCGTAGATCCTTCCTGGCAAGGAGGTTGACATTGCCCTCAACCTGTAGGTTCAGGTCGCCGCCGTCCTTTCCGTTCCCCACCAGAAGCCTTCCGTCCCCGTCTATGGTGATGGTTGCCGATCCCTTGATGTGGATGAAGTCGCTTCCCGCTATGAGTTCATAGTTGTTCCCCACGACCTTGTGGACGCGGGTTCCGTTGGGGTCGTTCTTCCACCCGTTGGCAACCTCCTCGAAACTTCCCGATGGGTGGTATGTGTGATGGCGTTCCTTCTCTTGGGTGTCGTCCCATTCCTCGACCATTCCCGACTTGGTCGCAAAGACCTTGTTGTTGGGATACTTGGCTGCATATGGCGAAGTCGGTTCCGACCACTTAGCCTTCTCCTCGACATCCCATGCCACCATGACATCCTCGACAAGGCTATCCTCCTTGTCCTTCAGGATGGTCTTGTCCTTCTCGTCTCCCGTGGCAAGTCGGTTCGTGTCGGGAACATCCTTCTCGGTGGGATAGGTTCCAGTGGGATCGTTGAACCCGCTCCTGGGATCAGGCAGTTCCGATGGAATGCCTCCGACCGTGAACATGACCACAGGATGCTGCGCGTTCAGCCCGTCCCTGAAGAATCCGAAGACATGGGATCCTGGCAGCATGCCTGTCGGAGATCTTCCGATTCCGCTGATCGACGCGCTTCCGCATTCCTGTAGGACATGCGCCCACGGAAGGCTCTTGGTGGGTATCTTCGACTTGTCGTCCGTGTGATAGCCGAAGGCGCGGACTCTGACCCGTCCTATCTTGAGTGGATCGTCTATGTCTTCCACGACACCGAACCACCAGACGAATCTGTCCCT